AAAATGTTTACAGACAAAGTAGTACCAATTAGTATTAACTACCCGTTTTTCTTTAAACCAATACAAGATGGTATGGACAGGCCAAAAACAGAATTAGCTTATAGAGTGCCTGCAAGCAAGTTTACAAGAAAAAAAATTACAGCTAATGAAAAGTTAGAAGAGCTACAAGGATTAGACACAACTATTGATTGGAAGAATACTGGTGATAATAGTTATGATGGTGAAAAATTAGCTTTATTAGTACACGATGAAAGTGGTAAATGGGAAAGACCTGATAATATATTAAACAACTGGAGGGTAACAAAAACTTGTTTAAGATTAGGTAGTAGAATTATAGGTAAATGTATGATGGGCTCAACTTCCAACGCCCTTGATAAAGGTGGAGACAACTTTAAAAAATTATACAATGCATCAGATGTCACTAAAAGAAATAGAAATGGTCAGACAAAATCTGGTTTATATTCTTTGTTTATCCCAATGGAATGGAACTACGAAGGATTTATTGATGAGCACGGAGTTCCAGTATTCACTACTTCTGACTCAGGTGTGCTTGCCCCAGACGGTGAACTAATAGACATAGGTGTAATAGACCACTGGCAAAACGAAGCAGAAGGTTTAAAAGGTGATCAAGACGCTTTAAATGAATTTTACAGACAGTTTCCGCGTACTGAAGAACATGCGTTTAGAGATGAAACAAAAAATAGTATATTTAACTTAGTTAAGTTATACGAACAAATAGATTACAACGAAGGTATAGGTAGTTCTTCTGTTTTAACAAAAGGTAATTTTCAATGGGTTAACGGTGTAAAAGATTCACAAGTTATATTTTACCCTGATGCAAAAGGTAGATTTAATATAAGCTGGATGCCGCCAGTTCATCTGCAAAACAGAATAGCTTTAAAAAATAATGCTAAATATCCAGCTAACGAACACATAGGAGCTTTTGGTTGTGACTCTTATGATATATCAGGAACTGTTGATGGTAAAGGTTCTAAAGGCGCGTTACACGGTTTAACAAAGTTTAGCATGGAAGAAGCGCCAGCTAATCATTTCTTTTTAGAGTATTTAGCTAGACCACAAACAGCTGATATGTTTTTTGAAGATGTATTAATGGCTTTAGTATTTTATGGTATGCCATTACTTGCAGAAAACAACAAACCAAGATTATTATACTATTTAAGGCGTAGAGGTTATAGAGGCTTCAGCATGAATAGACCTGATAAAACTTGGAACAAATTATCAACAGCTGAAAAAGAAGTAGGCGGTATACCTAACTCAAGTGAAGATATAAAACAAGCTCATGCTGCTGCAATTGAAATGTACATACAAGGACATGTTGGCCAAATGCAAGTAGGTAATTACGGAAGCATGTATTTTAATACAACTTTAAATGATTGGGCTAAATTTGATATAAACAAAAGAACGAAGTTTGATGCTTCAATAAGTTCAGGGTTAGCTATAATGGCTTGTAACAGGCATTTATATACACCTAATCCAAAAATAGAAAAACCAAAATTAAACATAAATATTTCCAGGTACAGTAACACTGGTAATACATCTAAAATAATAAAATAAAACATGGCAGAATACAATAATAATTATTTTCCTAGTCAAGTTGTAAGCGATGCTGAAAAGCTTAGTTATGATTACGGTTTAAAAGTTGCCAAAGCTATAGAAAAAGAATGGTTTGATAAAGATTCTAATGTTGAAAGTAGATATGCTACACGTAAAAATAACTTTCATAATTTAAGATTATACGCTAGAGGAGAGCAATCAGTACAAAAATATAAAGATGAGTTGTCTATAAATGGTGACTTAAGCTACTTAAACCTAGACTGGACACCAGTTCCTATTATACCTAAGTTTGTAGATATAGTTGTTAACGGTATAGCTGAAAGAACTTATGATATAAAAGCCTTTTCTCAAGATCCATATGGTATGAGTAAGCGTACTGAATATATGGATTCTATATTAGCTGATATGAGAACAGAAGAGTTGAGTACTTTTGCCGCAGAGGCTTTTGATTTAAATTTATATGAAAACGATCCTGAAACATTACCTGAGTCTGAAGAAGAATTACAGTTACATATGCAGCTTACTTATAAACAAACTGTAGAGTTAGCGCAAGAACAAGCTCTTAACGTTTTAATGGAAGGTAATAATTATGAGTTAATAAAAAAACGTTTTTATTATGACTTAACAGTTTTAGGTATAGGCTGTGTTAAAACTAATTTTAACACCTCTGAAGGTGTTGTTATAGATTACGTTGACCCTGCTGATATTGTTTATTCTTATACAGACTCTCCTTATTTTGAAGATATATATTACGTTGGTGAAGTTAAATCTATACCAGTAAATGAATTAGCAAAACAATTTCCACACTTAACACACGAAGATCTAGAAGATATAATGAATAACAAATCTTATAATAGATCTAATTATAGCTCAAGAGATTACACAGACAAAGAAGACAAAAATACTATTCAGGTTTTGTATTTTAATTATAAAACTTATATGAATGAGGTTTATAAAATAAAAGAAGTTGGTAGTGGTGCAGAAAAAATAATACCTAAAGATGATTCTTTTAATCCACCAGAAAATGAAGAGCGTAATTTTTCTAGACTTCAACGTAATATAGAAACTTTATATGAAGGTGCTTTAATATTAAGTACTAACAAATTGCTTAAATGGGAAATGTCAGAAAATATGATGCGCCCAAAAAGTGATTATACAAAAGTAAAAATGAATTATTCTATTGTAGCTCCTAGGATGTATAACGGTAGAATAGAAAGTTTAGTAAAACGTATTACTGGTTTTGCTGATATGATACAATTAACACATCTTAAATTACAACAAGTAATGTCACGTATGGTACCAGATGGTGTTTATTTAGATGCAGACGGTTTAGCTGAAATAGATTTAGGTAATGGTACTAATTATAATCCACAAGAAGCTTTAAATATGTTTTTTCAAACTGGTTCTGTTATTGGTAGATCATTTACTTCTGATGGAGATTTAAATCCTGGTAAAGTACCTATACAAGAAATATCAAGCGGTAGTGGTGGCGCTAAAATGCAAAGTTTAATTGGTACATACAATTATTATTTACAAATGATAAGAGATGTAACCGGATTAAATGAAGCTAGAGACGGTAGTACTCCAGATAAAAATGCTTTAGTAGGTGTACAAAAACTAGCAGCTGCAAATTCAAATACAGCAACTAGACATATATTACAGTCAGGTTTATTTTTAACAGCAGAAGTTGCAGAGTCATTGTCACTTAGAATATCTGATATATTAGAATATTCTCCAACAGCAGATGCTTTTGTTCAAGCTATAGGTAGCCATAACGTTGCTACATTAGAAGAAATAAAAGAATTACATTTATATGATTTTGGTATATTTATACAATTAGCCCCTGATGAAGAAGAAAAAATGTTATTAGAAAATAACATACAACAAGCTTTAGCACAACAAAGTATAGAACTAGAAGACGCTATTGATCTTAGAGAAATTAAAAATGTTAAGTTAGCTAATCAATTATTAAAAATAAGAAGAAAACAAAAACAAGAAAGAGATCAAATGATTCAGCAGCAAAATATTCAAATGCAAGCCCAAGCTAACGCACAGGCACAACAATTTGCCGCTCAAGCAGAAGTACAAAAAAATTCTGCTATAACTCAAAATCAAGCTCAACTAGAACAAATGAAAGCCCAAATAGAATCACAAAAAATGATTCAAGAAGTTCAACACAAAAAAGAACTTATGGAACTAGAGTTTATGTTTAACATGCAGTTAAAAGGTGTTGAAACTGAAGGGCAAAAAATGAAAGAAAAAGAGAAAGAAGATCGTAAAGATGAAAGAACAAGGATTCAAGCTACTCAACAAAGTGAGTTAATTGAGCAAAGAAAGACAGGTAAACCACCTAAAAACTTTGAGTCTGCAGGTAATGATATACTAGGAGGCGGATTTAATTTAGGTAGTTTTGATCCTAGGTAAATTTATTAATTATTATTATATTATATTATGGAAGAAAAAGATGAAAACGTAGTTGAAGAAACTACACAAAATCAGGCAGAACAAGCGCCTGTTGAGGAAACACCTCAAATAGATGAATCTAAATTTGAAACAGCTGGAGATGACAGTGTTTACAAAGTAGATTTAAGTAAACCAATAATACCAAAAGAAAATGAAACTAAAGAAGATAACACTAACAACGAGGGAGTGGTTGCAGAGTCTGAAGACACCGAGCCCGCACAAGAACAAAAAGAAGTACAACCGGAAACTGAAGCACAAGAAGAAACAGCAGTATTAGAAGAAATTACTGAAGATTCTACTGAAGAAGAAATATCAGAAGTTGAAGAACAAGTTGAAGAAGCTATAGCTGAAGCAGAAGCTACCGGAACACCGCTTCCAGAAAATATTCAAAAGTTAGTAGATTTCATGCAAGAAACTGGTGGTGATTTAAATGATTACGTTAAACTTAATCAAGATTATAGTAGTTTACAAGATCAAGATTTATTATACGAATATTATAGACAGACAAAACCTCATTTAAATCAAGAAGAAATTAACTTCCTTATGGAAGATTCGTTCTCTTACGATGAAGATGTTGATGAAGAAAGAGATATACGAAGAAAGAAATTAGCGTTAAAAGAGCAAGTTGCCAGCGCTAAAGCCCACCTGGAAGGGCA